TTTCAGGAGCGTGTCGAGTCCGGGCTCGACATGCCTTCTGAAGTCTTTAGTACTTGGATTAAAGACACAACTAAAATAACCCGTAAATAATGGAGAAACAATGATGGCTAATGAAGCAATGGTAAAAAAACCAGTAGCCAATGGTTCTGTAGCTTTGTTTGGAGATGATCTAGACAAAGGTTTTGAAAATATGACGCAACAAGATCTTGCGTTACCTTTCATCAGAATATTGGGACAGCTATCACCACAGGTAACTGAAGGTGATGCTAAATATGTTCAAGGTGCTAAACCTGGAAATATATATAATACAGTTACGAATGAACTGTATGATGGTAAAAAAGGAATTAAAGTTATTCCTTGTTACTATAAAAAAGACTATCCAGAATGGTCTGATAGAGGAGAAGGATCAGCAGCTCCGGTTGCAATCCACTTACCTAACAGTCCAGTGATAGCTACAGGTAAGAGAGAAGGATCTAAAGTTAGATTACCTAATGGTAATTATATTGAAGAGACTGCATCTTACTATGTAATGGTAGAAACTAAAGCAGGTGGATTTACTCCAGCTTTAATTACCATGAAATCAACTCAGTTGAATGTAAGCAAGAAGTGGAACGCAATGATGAAAACTGTTCAGATCCCTGACGGTAAAGGTGGATTTGCAGTTCCTCCAATGCATGGTGTTGTATACAACTTAGCATCTACTTTACAAAAAAATGATAAAGGTAGTTGGTACGGTTGGGTAGTAACACAGGACCGAATTTTAGAAACCAAAGATAAATCTTTGTACTTAAGCGCAAAAGGTTTTTCTGGTGATGTTAGAAAAGGGTCGGTGCAAACAAGAGCTGATGTAGAAGAGAAGATAACTGAGAACGTACCGTTCTAAGTTAATTAACCAGGGGCCCCTTAATTGGGGCTCCAAATAAAATTGTTGTATGAAAGAAAAATTTAAAGAAATATTTAGTGGCCTGCAAAGTGCCTATGGACAATATCAAAAAGGAGAACGAATTGAAACAGGAAAACAAAAAGGAAAAGCTTTTATTATCAGGAAGCCGATCACGGATAATCTTTGGGAAGACCATCTTAACGGGGTTGATCCTGCTCTTGGTATTATTCCAATTAATGAACATAATAATTGTAAGTGGGGTTGTATTGATATTGATCAGTATAATCTTAACCACAAAGATTTAATAACTAAAATAAGAAGTTTAAAACTTCCACTGATTGTATTTAGATCTAAATCTGGTGGGGCTCATATATTTTTATTTACAAAAGAATTTATTTCAGCTGCATTAATGCAGACTACATTAAAAAGAATTTCTGATTCTTTAGGGTATCAAGGTGTTGAGATATTTCCAAAGCAAACGGAAATACTTGTGGAACGTGGGGACACAGGTAATTTTTTAAATCTTCCCTACCATAACCAAACAAAAGGACTAAGATATGCGTTTGACGATAATGGCGCCGCTGTGTCACTTGAGGAATTTTATAAGCTCTATGATATATACGCGCAAACCAAAGAAGAAGTTGAAAAAATTGAAATCAAAGAAACGAAGATAGAAGAAGCATTTAAAGATGGACCACCATGTTTAAATAGATTAGCTCGCGACGGCTTCGGCGAAGGATCTAGGAACAACGCTTTATTTAATATTGCCATATTTTTTAAGCAATCCGATCCAGATGTTTGGCAAGATAAAGTCGTTGCGGCTAATTTAAGATATATGACTCCTCCTTTACCTAACGGAGAGGTTCAACAATTAATAAAATCTTTAGGTAAAAAGGGTTATGATAAATATAGATGTAAGCTCCCTCCTATAAGCGATATTTGTAATGCAAAATTATGTAGAACTAAAAAATTTGGTGTAGGATCTGAGGAAGAGGCTATGCCTATATTAGGTAGTTTAACAAAATATAATTCTAATCCACCTCAATATTTTTTAAGTGTAGGAGAAGGTGAAACTCAAAAAAGAATTGAATTAAAAGCAGAACATTTGGCAAATTCTATTTTATTTTCTGTAGCTATATTAGAAAAAGCTGATTTAGTTATACCTAAATTAAAAGATAAAGATTGGAGAGAGTATTATTTAAAACCTTTAATGGATAATTTACAAATAGTAGAACCATTGGAATCTTTAAATCCAATTAATCAAATAACAGCTTTATTACAAGATTGGACAACTAATAGACAAAATGCAAGAACTATGGATGATGTATTTAATAAACTTCCATATACAGATGATAAAAGAGAATTTACATATTTTAGAATGGATGATTTCTTTAACTTTTGTAAAAAGAACCATTGGGAAATGGATAAGGCAAAAACAGGTAATTTAATCAAACAATTAAAAGAAATATTTATATCTGAAGTTAGAATGAAGATTAAAGGTCAAGAACCTAGATTAGTTAAAATTAATGCTATGAAAAAGGTAGATGCAACAGTTTCACAAACTAAATATCAAGATCAACATTTCTAATGAAAATAGGTGTTAATTGGTTTTTGAAATATAGACAAGCTTTAGAAAAAATAGAAAAACTAGAGTTTGAAATAAACGTAATGAGGAGAAAATATGAAAACTATAATTCTAGGTCCGCCTGGGACAGGAAAAACAACAACGTTGTTAAACTTGGTAGACGAGTTCATAAAACAAGGAATTAGACCAAAAGAGATTGGTTATTTTTCTTTTACAAAAAAAGCTGCATTGGAAGCAGCAACAAGAGCTTCTGTTAAATTTGGATTAAGCGCGGATCATGATTTAATTTATTTTAGAACTTTACATTCACTTGCATTTAGAATGTTGGGTGTAACTAAAGATAAGATGATGAGCAGAGAAGATTATAGAGAATTTGGTTTAAGATGTAATATACCAATTAAAACAGCATCTTATTCAGAAGATGATGGAATATTTAACTCGGATAATGAATACCTAACTATCATTAATACAGCTAGGGTTAAGAGAATGGAATTAATGGATTGTTATGATTTAAGAAAAAATCTATTAGATATAGAAAGAGATACCTTATTTTTATTGGATCAAGAACTTAAAAAATATAAAGCAGAAAAAGGATTAAAAGATTTTACAGATTTATTAGAAGAATTTATTGAAAGAGATATATCTCCTAAACTTAAAGTATTATTTATAGATGAAGCACAAGATTTGTCTCATTTACAATGGGAAATGGTTAGATCTATATGGAATAAAGCAGAAAAAACATATATTGCAGGGGATGATGATCAAGCTATTTTTAGATGGGCTGGGGCTGATATAGATCACTTTATAGCCTTAAAGAATGAGGTAGACGAGATCCAGACGCTAAAACAATCTTATCGTATTCCTGGGGGTCCTATACATGAATTATCGCAAAAAATTATATCTAAAGTTACTAATAGATATGAAAAAACTTATAACCCACGCCAAGAAACAGGGTTATTAAAGTATTATACTGATATTACTCAAGTTGATATGTCGCAAGGAGAATGGCTAGTATTAGCTTCAGCTAATCATTTTTTAAATGATGTTAAAGAGTTATGTGAATTACAAGGTTGGTATTATCAATATAAAGGAATTAATTCATTATCTTTAGAATTATTGTTAGCTTTAAGTAATTGGGAAGATTTTAGAAATGGTAAAGAATTAAATTATCTACAAATTAAAAATATATATAGATATTTAGGAGCAAATGTAACTCCAGGATATAGAGATGCTAAAACATTAAAAGCAGAAGAAAAATATACAATAAAAGATTGTATGCAAAATCATGGTTTACTTACTGATAAAGTATGGTATGAATCATTTGAAGGTGTTGATACGATTACAGAGAATTATATTCGTAACATGAGAGCTAATGGTGAGAAGATAAATAAAACTCCAAGAATTCTTATGTCTACAATTCACGGCGCTAAAGGTGGCGAGCGTGAAAAAGTTTTAGTTCTATTAGATCTTACAGCAGCCGCAATTAAACAAGGAGATGAGGATCCAGATGATTTACACAGGTTATTCTACACAGCTTTTACAAGAGCTAAACAAGAATTACATATTGTAGATCCTAGGGATTTTAATAAAGCATACACTATATGACAAACAAAATATTTTATAAACAAGTGGGTGGCAAACATTATAAGACTATGAAGATACAACCATCAGTTTTTATTAACGAAAATAATTTACCGTTCGCAGAAGGTAATGCAATTAAATATATCTGTAGACATAGATTAAAAGGTAAGAAAGAAGATATATTAAAAGCAATTCATTATTTAGAAATGATAGTAGAGAGAGATTATAAATGACAAGAACATTTCAACAAATATTATTTACACCACAAACAGAATGGGTGGTGCCCGAAGAATTAAAAGATCTTCGCGGTCATAAAGAAATTGCAATTGACTTAGAGACTTGCGATCCGGAGTTAATGGAACGCGGATCGGGGAACGTGACTGGCCGTGGTTTTATTGTAGGTATTTCTGTAGCTGTAGAAGGCTGGGCAGGTTATTACCCAATAGCTCATGAAGGTGGCGGTAATATGGATAAAAAATTAGTTTTAAATTGGTTACAAGATTTATTTAAACAAGATGCTACATTTATATTTCACAATGCAATGTATGACATTTGTTGGTTAAAATCTTCTGGAATAACTCCTCCAGCTAAAATTAGAGACACTATGATAGCTGCTTCATTAGTAGATGAAAATAGATGGAGTTTTACATTAGATGCTTTAGCTAAACAGTATGCTGGAATAGGTAAAGATGAAGCTGTATTAAAATCAGCTGCAAGAGAATATGGAATAGATGCTAAAAAAGATATGTGGAAACTTCCATCCATGTTTGTAGGTCAATATGCTGAAAGAGATGCAGAATCAACTTTAAAACTTTGGCATAGAATGAGTATAGAATTATCTGATCAAGATCTTTGGACAATATTTAATACAGAAACAAAATTATTTCCGTGTCTTGTTGATATGAGATTCAAAGGTGTAAGAGTAGATGTTGAAAAAGCTGATTTAATTAAAAAACAATTAATAGATAAGGAAAATAAAATACTTAATAAAATCAAAGACTTAACTGGTGTTTCTGTGGAATTATGGGCAGCAGCTTCTATTGCAAAAGTATTTGATGCTTTAAAATTACCTTACGATAGGACAGAAAAAACTGGAGCTCCTAGTTTTACTAAAAACTTTTTATCAAATCATCCTAATGAAATTGCTCAAGGAATTTCTTACGCAAGAGAAATAAATAAAGCTCATACAACTTTTATAGATACGATTGTAAAACATTCTCATAATGGAAGAATACATGCAGATATAAATCAAATTAGATCTGATGATGGTGGAACTGTTACAGGAAGATTTTCAATGTCCAATCCTAACTTGCAACAAATACCGGTAAGACATAAAGAACTTGGTCCATTAATTAGATCTTTATTTATCCCTGAAGAAAATCATAAATGGGGAGTATTTGACTATTCACAACAAGAACCGAGAATATTAGTTCATTATGCTAAATTACAAAAGTTAGATGGTATAAATGAAATTGCTAATGCATATATTAATGGTGAAGCAGATTTTCATAGTGCTGTTGCTAAAATGGCAGGAATAGAAAGATCTCAAGCTAAAACAATTAATCTTGGATTAATGTATGGTATGGGTAAAAATAAATTAATGGCTGAACTTGGTTTAATGAAAGAAGCAGCAGAAAAACTAATTGCTCAATATCATAAGAAAGCTCCTTTTATAAAACAATTAATGCAAGCAGTATCAAGAAGAGCAGATGAATCTGGAAAAATTAGAACTTTAGGTGGAAGACTTTGTCATTTTGATCTTTGGGAACCAGTTACATGGGGCGAAGGTTTACCTAAACCACATAAAGAAGCTATTGCAGAATATGGTCATGGAATTAAAAGAGCAGGAACATACAAAGCATTAAACAGATTAATACAAGGATCAGCTGCTGATATGACTAAATTATCAATTATAGCTTTAAGTGAAGCAGGAATTGTTCCTCATATACAAATACATGATGAATTAGATATATCAGTTGAATCAGATGAACATGCAAAACAAATAGTAGAAATTATGGAATCTTCAATTAAATTAGAAATACCTAATAAAGTAGATTATGAATTTGGGGATAACTGGGGTGCTATTAAATAGTATTCAATGTCTTATTTAAATGCTAACATACCACCTATATACTGTAACATAAGGAGAGAATATTTATATGACTTACGAAAACATAAAGGCGAAACTGAAAACTGCGTGGTATTTGGCTTGGGGAGTATTAGCGGGCGTGCGACGTTGTTTCATTGTTTACTTAGCAACGGTGCAATATATTGGAGACTTCCTATCTCTGCTTTTATTCAAAGAAGAAACAGCGATAATGTGTGTAGCACACCGATGGAACATCAAGATCTCGACGATCTTCAGTTATGGAATTCATTTAGTTATTACCCTAGTATTACTGTTTTTGATTTTTTAAGTGGTCAACGCTGTAAATATTTAGGCAAAGACAAAAAGTTTTATCATGGTGAATATTTATTTACGATTGATTGGGCACATCCAGAATCTAATATCTTGGATACTGAACATTCCGAAATACCTGATCAACATAAGTGCGGACATGTTTTGGCTCTTGATAACGGTAATTATGCAATTCAGCCTAATAATCGTATTTTGTGGAACGTGCCTAGTTTTACTACTTCTACACATAGGCCAGACTATAAAGTCCAGACTTCGTCTTGGAATGTAGAAAATAAGAACTGGAAGACAGATGATTCAGATGATATGTTCTACAAAATAAATGCCAAAAAAATTAAAAAAATCTAATATACCTTTAAGTTTAAATGCTAGAATAGAGCACGGTGTTTGTCCTTATTGTCATTCTTTATCTCCACTCTTGTTTTTATATAAAAATTTCTATAGATGTGCTTTATGTAATGAGGAATCCGAACAATATGTTAACGGAGTGATTAAATATATACCAATTACTAATAGTACTAGAATTGGTTTAATGACGGAAACAGATAAATGAGCAAAGAAAAATTAACATTTGTAGTCACTACCTTAGTAACAATGACTTTATGTATTGTTGTATTAAGTATGGTTATGACTTTAATGGTTGGTCTATTTGATGAAAAAGTAGACAATGGTGAAATATTTAAATTAATAGCCCCTGCGTTTCAAACAATTATCGGGGGATTCATAGGTTTATTAGCTGGTGTAAAATTAAAATCTAATGATGAAGATAAAATCTGTAGTTGTAAAAAATAATGGCACGTAAAATAAGTTTAGGAAACGGTAAATTTATTACCCAAACCAATAAGAAACGTCCAGGACGCCATTCAAAAAGCCCCAATAAACGTAACGATAGAAAAGAATATAAAGGTCAAGGAAGAAGATAATGAATGCCCGCCCTAGTAAACTAGGACGAGCAAACAAAAGGTGTGAGAAGAGAT